AACCACGCGATCATCAATCCCTCATCAATAACAATTTCTTTTTCCTCCATAGTTTTCATGAAGAACTTGGCCCATGCCACTGCATCAGGGTTTGTGTGGATGCTCAGGTCGTAGTCACTCATTCTTTCACTCCTATTTCAAACACCAGCGCCCACAGAATGACGCTGAACTTACTGTACTTATCTGTGCGCTTGCCCCGGTAGAAGCCAATAGCGGCACAAGGCCACCGGGGTTCCCATGCGATGCGGAATTTCATATCACCCCCACCTGTAAAGCGGGACAGTCCAAGCGTCAAACTCTACATTCGATACTTCGACAAGGCGTACACCGGGTTTCTTCAGTTCCGCCAAGTCAACGGCGCAGACGTAGCAAGTAGGCCGCTTCGCCAGTGTCTCCCGCAGCGTTTCTATCGTGAAATCAATCTCCGCTGGTAGGCAGATGCCCTTGCTGCATTCGCACAAGTCCTCCAGCGCGGCTAGGCATTTTTGTAGTTGGGTTTTCATTTCATCACTCCAAATTCTTCATAGTGGTTGCCACAGCACCGGATATAGCCCATAGCCTTTGTCGGTGTGCCGCACGATGCGATGGCTGTGCAGCCATCAATTTCACATTCACCTGCGTAGTTGTCAATCGCCTTGCACTGAGGACAGGCGTAGATGTTCTCTGTCGGCTCAAAGGGGTTTGGTGCAGATAGCAATGCACTCTCAGGTCCGCGCCAGTTGCAGCGCCGTTCTCCGCAGATCAGGATGCCTTTGGTCATTTGAGACTCCTGATTTCATCAGCAAAATTGCTGCCATGGTCTTCAACAAAACCCTTGGAATCGAAGTGCTTCACACACTCCTGCCGCATAGCTTCACGGCCACGGTCAATCAATGCTTGTGCATCGCTGGATACCTGCGGATCTAGCGCGATTTGTACTTCGTAATCGATCAGGTCTTTCAGTGCAAGCGCGGTGTCGGTCTCGTGTTCCTTGCGGTAGATGTGTAGGACAACAAGGCGGTCGATCAGTGGGAGCATGGTGGCTTCACGGCCAGCTTGGTAGGCTTGCTGCATTTGGTCGGCGTTGTAGAAACTTTTAATCAGCCCTGTTGGATATTGCTTTACCATCTTTGGCTCAGGCAACTGGTATTCAGTCATTTCTTTTCTCCTGTTGTTTCTGCATTGCCTTCACCATCTGATCCAGCGTTGTGCCGTATGCTTTCGCCACCTTGACTGCCATTGGCAACGAGGGAAGTTTTATGTCACGTTCAATCTGATACATGAATGTGGTGCTGCACCCCACCAGACCAGCCAAATTGGCTGTCGATACCTTCTTGCTGAAGGGCAGCTTCATCGCCAGCCGCTTCTCGCGCAGGTGCGATCCGAGGGTCATGTCTTTTCTCCTACGATTGCGGCATCGATACGCCTGTCGAGTGTGTTCTCACTGATGTAATCAAGTATCCCTTCGGCATCTACAATACGCCCTACAGACGCATGGTTCCGCTTACGCTCCCGCAGCCACCGATACCTCTGTGCATCAGCACGTAGCGCATCACGCTCGGCAACCAGCTTGGCTATGTTCGCAACGCATTGCCTGACGTGTTCTTTTTCCACATCACGCTCAACTTCGCAGTCAAGATACCTTGAGTGCCAACCGTCGAGTCCTTCTTTCAGTGAGTCACGCTCTGCCTCAAGTGCAACAATCTCCGCGCCTAGTATTGCTTGACGATCCTTGGCCTCTTGGCACTTTGTTTTATATCTGCCATGCCATAGCGTTGCTGACTCTTTGATGCGGGTGTAGTCCTTCTGGAGTTGTGCGTTCTCGAAAGCCATGCGCTCCAGTGCGTCGGCGGCTTCTTTGGCATGGGCGCGTACCTCGTCCTCTTGGTAGCAGTCGTTGCGCAGTCGGGCAATCAGTTCTTTCATGACCCAAGTACCTCCACAAGTTTGTTGTACACGGCGTCGCGGTCTTCGCGGGTGTTGAACCAGAAAGTGTTGCGCTCCGGTCCGACAAGAGTGAATGAAATTTGTCCGGGGTCAAAATTCTCCACAGGCCTCGGCAGTTCCGTACCATTTATCGTGATGGCGACGGGTTTGATGCGCCAGTTGTAGTCCGGATTCGTTATCGGATTCCATCCTTGTCTGCAAGAAGAAAACCAAGTGCCTTCTACATTCTGAAACTGCACACTCCCCGGATCATCAAGCCATGCATGGCACTCGTCCAGCCATTTTCTTTGTGTCATTTGATTTCTCCAAGATACAGCGGTCCAACCTTAAACCATGTTGCATCAGCGTCCATCACACCATCCCGCATGACTACACGAGTTCTGCCTGTCTCGCTGTGCTGGAAAAGAAACCCCACCGGCTCCCTGCGCAACTCAGCTTCACCGGCTGCGATGGCTTTGTCGATAAGCCATTCAGTGCGATTACCATTTACAAAGTAGGTGCTAGGTATCGACTTCTTGGCTTCTTTCAGCGCCTCCACCAGTTGTTCAATCGTGTTCATACAACCTCCTCAAAGTCCACGCTCTCGCTGTAGTAGCCGTTTGACTCGCCTATCCAGCGAATATCAACGTAACCCTTTATCGTGGCAAACTTATAGAACGTCCACGTAGCCAACCCGTAGTTATCTTCTGTCTTGACCTCACCTGAGCTTTCTTCTGCTTTCAGAATCGGCACTCCAACCAAATCACTCAGATCACCAACCACACTCTCTATGGTCACTGACTCGCAGCAGTCTTGATAGTGGTGCAGCTTGTAGGTCTTACCCTCTGTGGTTTTGAAAATGATTTCATCGTCATCTTTTTGCGTAACCGATGCCATAGTCTGGCCGACTAAAATTTCAATGTTCATTTGTAAGCTCCTCTGCGTTTGGTGATGTTGTAAAATGTGGCTTCGCTCATCTCAATCTGCCGACTGACAGCCTTGTAAGCAAAGCCCTGCGCGTACAGTTCGCGTATGTAGGCAACGTCCTTGGCGCTGAACTTCGGGCCGCGATGCTTCCCTCCGCACACTGCTTTTATGCAGAGTCCGCCATAAAACGCCATATCCGCAGCGGTATAGAACTTTTCCACCTTGTTATTCAGGTGGGATTCGGGCAGTGGTGGCAGGATCATTTCACACTCCAAATAGCAATAGCCATAACAAGGGAGAACACCCCGATGCCTGCAAGGATGGTACTGAGGTACTTGAACGCGGCTTCTTGGCTTGCGGGTTCTCTATTTGGGCAGTTGCGCCCTTGATTGCAGTCGTGGTTCTCGCAGCAGGTTTTCATTTCTTTCTCTCCTTCACATCAGTTAGTGCTACGTACGCAGAGACAGGCATCCCGCTCTCGCCCCTGAACTCGACGCGGACATGTCCCGGTGGTGGGTTGATCTTGCCGTTGGCTTTGACCACGCCGGGGTGTTTGTTGAACACGGTGACTAGGGTGCCGGGGGTCATGGTTGTTTCTCCTGCAGCTTGGCTTCCCGCGCCTCCATCTCCTGCTCAATGCGCTCATACTCCTCGGCCTCAGCAACTTCTTGCTCGGCTTCGCATGGTGTCATGCCTTGAGACAGGGCGCGGCGGTATTGGTCGTCTGAGTTCATACATGCCTCCGATAAACCGCGTGTCCCTGCGCAGGCAGGCTCTTGTGCAGTTTGTTATCCTCCGCACCGGGTCTTACGGGCGCGGGTGGGTTGTCCCGTGAGGGGATGTATGTGCCGGCCAGTGGGTTGATGAGGTGTGCCGGTACGGGGGTGGGTTTCCTGTCGTTCATTTTGCTTCCTCCTTGGTCAAGTTCGCAATGTACTTGCGCAGCCGGGTGATGCGGGCGTTGTTGTAGGTGACGAGCGCCTCAGCAAACTCCTTGCCTGTCTCGGCCTGCAGCTTGGCAAATTCTGCGTCCACCAGTTCGGCGGTAGCTTCCTCCAGCGGGGTGAGCTTGCCAAAGGCTTTTTTCATTTCGGTCCAGAGTTTCACTTCGCGCCACCGAACAATGTATCCAATTTAGCGTAGAGTTCCATGGCCTGTTTAACCGTGAGACTCTCAACGTCAATCGATTTAGAGCGGGCCTCGTGGTCTATGGAGTTGATCAACCTTGCATTAAGAAGCGCCGTACCAGTCACGGTATCCTTGAACACAGGGATCGCAGGCTTGGCCGCAGGCTTGGCCGCAGGTGTAGCTACGGGCGTGGTCTTTACCACTTGACCCTTTTTCATCTTCCAGATAACGGAGTACACAAGGCTCTTCTTTACCTTCAGCGCTTCAGCAATATCAGTGCTGGTTGCCTTGGGGTTCGCACGGGCATACATACGGATACGTGAGGATGCAGTTAATTTAGCCATTTTTAATTTCCTTGGTTATGAACACATGATGAAACCGGGCACCAGCCACGGCATGTAAAGTTAGGCTTTGCATTCCACACGTTGTTCTCAACCGAGGACTGCAACTGCCCAACATCTGATACCCACGGACCCCATAATTCTTCTTGAGAGTCCGATAAGTAATCAGCCTTTATAAAGTCATCGGCGAACAGGAACATCAAGCCCGCTTTGACTTTCTTAACTTCAGGGAAGTGCTTGAAGATCGCAAGCGATAGCACTTCCAACTGTTTGAGATCCGCATACTTGCTGTTCTTGCCCGTCTTGTAGTCAACGGTCAGGGCCTTATCCCCCTGCAGAATGATCAGGTCCGCGATACCCCTCCACCACACCCGCTTATCAAAGAACGCACACGGCTCTAGATCGGCGGTCAGTCCTAGCTTGTTCTCACATAGCTTAGTGCCGGGGATATTTTTAAGCACCAACAACGCAGGTTCGATAGACTTGTGCGCCTCTGGAATAGGTACATCCCTACCAACGAACTCCTCTGCTATCTTATGGATGGTGTTACCAAACACGATAGCCTCACCGAGCGGCTCCTTGATATCCTTCACCACCTTGAGGTGGTAGTACTTTTTAGGGCACTGCTGATACAGCGATAAGCTGCTGTACGACCATGTAAGGTTTGCCATTAACAGTCTCCGTAGTTCTGAGCCATGCCTGACTCGCAGTTGAGCGGCAACCCCTTGGCCCACGAAGGGGAGGTCCGCATACATTCTTCCATGTAAGCCCGTGCCCCTGCAGCTTCCTCTTCGCGTACTACGCAAGCAATGGCGTCGTGCACAGTCAACGCTACGCGGTATCTCTTTTCGATCTGAACCATCTGCTCACCGATAACACAGCGAGCTACAGCCTGACAAAGATTCTCTGCAACCTTACCACCGTAAATCTTATTGACCCCGGTGCGCGTCATGTAGGTAAACTCACCATTGGTATGCCGCTGCAAGTCGGGGTAGTTCTGGAACAGCCCGTTAGGGAGTGATATACCTGTGAAGGGGGAGAGCGTCATCAGTCCAACACGGTCCACCTCTGCTTCCTTATTACTAAGCATCACTGCCAGCACCCTGTTCAGGTGGTTCCACCAATCTGCGATGTAGTGGTTCAGCGACCTGTACTGTTTAATGATGTGCTTGCACGTATCTAGGTCAAGGTACGTACCCATGTTGGAAAGCTGCGCTTGGAACTTAACCGCCCCCATACCGTATCCACTGCCAAGCACTGTTGTCTTCCCAATGAAGCGCTGCTCGGGGGTTACATCGGCTGCGTCCTTATTGAAGATCCCCGACGCCATATACTTGTATACATCCGCACCATGATGAAACAACTCCAGTATGTCTGTCTGCCCTGCTAGCCACGCCAGCACACGGGCTTCGATCTGGGATGAATCGCAGTCGATGATGACGTGCCCGCGAGGTGCAATGATGCACCGCTTCAGCTTGCCACCCTCCTTGCCCCGGCTCGGAAGATTCTGTAGGTTCACCTTATCGGCCCCACCCCAGCGCCCCGTATGGGCGGCGTAGTATTTCAACGGAATAGGTAGGCGTCGTAGCGCCCCCGCAATGTGCCCCCTGCGCGATATAGCTATGAATCGCTCTGTCCTTGTTTCCTCCAACGTGGATTTGGCACCAACCCGTGCGGCAACCAATGCCTGAATGACCTCATCGGGGTGTTCCAGCAACGCCATGAACGCCGCATCACTCTTAGCGAACGCATAGGTCTCCTTACCTGTAGCGGGGCTGATCTTCATGGGTGGGCTTACATGGTTGATCCGCAGCAACTCCGCGAACTTAGCGCTACTATTCAGCACCTCCTTCGTGATGCCCGCCTCAACAAATAGCTTCTCCTTGCGCTCACGAACCCCAATAAGATGCTTCTCCAACTGCTCTGTATCTAGCTCCAAAATAGGGTCACTAAACATGCGGACGGTTATGTCGATCAACCGCTTCTCAATCATCGGGAACCCTGCATCCAACTCCTTGAACAGCTTATAGGTCAACTCCACATCATTCCGGCAGTATTCACCGTACTGTGCGAGATCCGCCGGGGAGAAGTCTTCCCTATGCTTGCCCTTGGCGTCCTCGACCTCTGTACCCTTGACCCCCAACGCAAAATGTTCAGCCAACTTGCGCAGACTACCACCTACCTGTGTGCCAAGCAGGGCGCGGGCCATAGACAGCGTATCAAGCCACGCCTTGGGCTTCTGACCAAATACCCATGTAAGTATGGACGCATCGAACATCGCGTTATGGGCTAACACGAAGTGATTGGCCCAATCAAAGCCCGCCAACCATCCAGCGGTCTCCTCCAAAGTTCCCGTGAACCACTCAGTCTCGCCATCGTTAACCTTGACCGCCACGCCGATCACTTGGAATCTATCGTCCCGTACATACTCTTCTGTCGTCAGGCGGGTCAGCGAAAACTCGACACTGTAGAAAGTCTCAAAGTCAATAGTTATCATTAGGTCCCTGTCTTTTAATAGTTACCATGTCTGCCTTGGATCTCAGGAAGTTAAGAACCGTGCCCATTGCCGCAGCCATGAGCCTAGCCCGATACACTTTCCTGAGCGCCCGTCTAAGCAGCCACCGTTCGTAGAACGTAACCCCGGGATGGTGCTGTAGCTGCTCGACCTGTAGGGAACGGGCATCATCTGGGTTATCCAGAATCTCAAGAAGCGCTTGGATCTGTTGGGGGGCGAAGTAGCGTAGGAGTCTGGATAGCATGATGTTTCCTGATGAGTTGTAGGGCAGTTTCTACCACCTCTATATTTGTCTCGCGGATGACCAAGGCCACACCGCCCGCTGCGTCGATACGTTCTAGTTCTCGGTCTTGTAGTGCTGTGGTCTTCCCCTTGCCCGCCTTACATTCTATGGCTATGAAGCGGCCATGAAAGCATGCAATAATATCGGGGATCCCCGCCCGCCCAAAGCCATTACTCGGGGGCATGAAGTGGTAGGCACCGTACTGCTTGAGTAGGGCTACCACCTTGTCTTTAACTTTGCGTTCAGGTGTAGAGGCCATGTACTTAATGTAATGGCTCTGTTGGACAAAGTCAAGTAGATTCTAATAAATATTCTAAGGAGAAACCCTTAGACCGGAACTATCGACACTTTGTCGATGATTCCATTGGGGCAAAAAAAGACCCGCATATAGCGGGTCTCTCTAGGGTGGGATGATATCAGTCTATAACGCAATACTGATCAGCGTTGTGTCGAAACCCTACGTCGTTTACTAACTCACCGTCGACCATCAACTGTAGAACAGCAAGCTGCTCCTGCCGACGTTCTGGTAACTCTTCAAACTGGAAACAACGATGCTGCTTCTCGGCATCCAGCAACACAAACCCCTCACCGGACCGCGCAATGTAGACCATCTTACGGTTGGTCATATTCAGGGCGAGTTTGTATTCCCGCATAGCCTTGTGATACTTATCAGAAGTGACTGCCGCCTCTACTTCCTTCTTCAGCACAGGATCCATCTCCCGGGCGGTATCTGTCCCAAGTGACATGAAGATGTAGTGCTGTAGCTTACTTATATCAGGCATCATCACCCCGTGGTCGATAGGGCGAGTGAGTGCGTATATGGCTTGGCTATACCCGCGTGCGATTTCCCTGCCCGCACGGTCCATCAACTCATCGTAGTTCTTAGGGGAAAACGATTGCTTGAACTCGCGTATAGCCGCATCATACTTGGCGGTCTGCGCAAGTTCCACGTTACGCCGCCGCGATTTCTGTATGCGCCACGAACGCAGTTGGTACACAACGTCGCTGTTATACCGACGCCAGCGGGTGTCAACACTTATCTCCCCCATACGCTCGCTGCCTGCAAACACTTCCACAAGCCGCAGGAACTTATTACCCGCTACCAGAGGGACCGGACTCGGGCTCTGTACCGGGGAGGCAAACGAAGCCTGCTCCTTAGTGCCCGTGCCGTGGGTGCGAAACGTGTACTCAGGGTAGTCTAGTGCCAGCTTGTCCACAAGCTTTGCCAGAAACGGATCCAGCATGCACCCGTCCTTCAGTTTGATATTTGCAAATATCGCCATGGTGCTTCTCCTTACCAGTTGAACTTGTTGATGATCTCTTGCACGTTGGTCTTCAACTCCAACCGTGCACCCTGTGACTCGCGCAGGTCCTTCGGATCCATATGCGTTATCGCCCTCTCCAGCATACGACGGGCCTTCTCAAGTTCAGGATCCTTGGTAACATTCAACCGCGTCAGCAGATCGCACATATCCACAGCGTTATCCACAATGGAGTCCCGAAAGATCTTGCGCTCACCATCCTCGGCATCCGTAAGACGCTCAACCATGCGCCCGAGCATCGTGTGTAGTCTGTTCCATGGGTCGCGCATAGCCTCAACCAATTTGTCAGAATACATCTTCTCGTACTGCTCTGCCAAGTCTGCTTTAATGCGGGCCTCGCAGTTGATGCGGAAGTCACCGCTCTCTGGCACAGGCAAGAAGTTAAACCCAAACTGAAACCGACGCGGCAGTGTCTCCACATCGGGGAACTCATCAGCACGGTAGTACTTACCCAGCTTGAACGCTTGATCGCTCTTAAGCTGCGGGTACACCTTGATGAAGTCATCGACTAACGCGAAGAAGTTAGCCTCCATAGTGCCCAACTGCTCACGGTACTTGAAGAAGTTCTCCATCGGCAGAAGCGACAGACCCTTCATCCATGGCAGCGTTTGCGTGTTGTTCCATGCGCGGCACTTGGCAGCGTACTTCTCAATCTGCTTCAGGTGATTACTGCCCGCCATCAGGTACTTATAAACAGAGCCTGAATCCTGATCCGCTTCCTTGGAAGTGTTGACCTCCATGGTTGTCTCGTTGTCACGCTTACGCGCAGTCCATGTGCTGATACGAAGTTCGACCAGCATTGCCATGGATGAAAGGGAAGCCACAGGGCCGGTGAGGACCACTGGACTCGTCGTAGATGTATTCTCTAGCATGATATTCTCCTGATTAAAAAAGGAATAGTCGACACCTTGTCGATAATTCTCATAACACAAACACAATCTCTTTGAAGTACTCGGTGTTGCGGACAGATGGACGCTCACCATCTTCCAACTTTACCTTGGTAAACACCACGTCCCGGTTAAGGAACGAGATGATGCACGTCAGATAGTCGATAGCCTTAGCCACGGACAGCCGCATCTTCGCGTTGTCCCCTGAGTGATATCCAATATACGCGCCCACATGTAATGTGATTACGCCCCGCGCCTTCACCCACTGCTCCGCATCAGTGCCCGTGATCCACGCGTGCAAGGTCTCACACCCGCCCCGATGGAACCCAAGCTCCACGTTTCTCATGGAGAAGGGCACAAAATGAAGCAGCCGTTCCTCTTGCCATGCCTTATTGCGGGTCGCATAATCCTTGCCTCCACTGTGTTGTCTCGCAACTGCGTGGTAGTACTCCGGATCCTTTACACCCGATACCTTGTTGAGCCACGCGCAAGAGTGCTTTATATCCGGAACCGGGCAATCAACATCACACGCAAGTACAACCGTAAGCCAATCCAGAAACGGTGTATAGGATCCCATTAGTTTCTGGGCTACACCGCGCTTCACCCGCACCGCGTAGGCTACGGGCTTGTCGAGCATGAAGTATTTGTGCTCAGTCAACTGGATGTTAAACGAACCCCCCTCCTCCAGCAGGTAGCGCTTCCCCTCACCCATCACAAGAAAGAGCCGCCCGTCGTACCGCTCAAAAAACCCGGTAGGCAGGAACTCCGTAATGTGCTTTGGAACATAGGCGGTGCAGTAGCGGGGATGGAACACCGTGAACGAGTCATCAGACCTCCAGCTAATCAACACCGAGCCCGCGAAACTTAACTCCACAGTATCCGCATTGGGCATGGCGATATTCGCCTGCTCCCAATCCTTGCGGTTACCCAGCGGACGCACCTCTGGTACGCGCCGACGAATCGGTGCTGTTGTTTCAAACTTTCGCTTCGCTTGTGCGAAGTCCTTGATCCTGCTTATGCAGAGACCGTAGCTATTTCCATAGCCGCTGTTTCCCCAACTCATGTCGTTTCTCCTTTGAAATAAATCGAAATCAGGTGGCGAACCACCTGCCCATACGTCGGGGAAAACCCCAACGTCTTTGCGAGACTAACTCGCACCTGTTGCAAGAGTTCATAAGTCTCTTGGTTCAGATTCACAACAAACGCAGGCTCTTTCATTTCTTTGCCTCCGTCATTTCTCTAGCAGAGGACTCGTGATCCAGCCGCCGTATTGCTGTATATGGTGTAATGAACGCGGCCTTGTGGTTGGGCCCCGCGATAAACTCAACCGTGCGTCCGTTCTTCCACGTTGAGTCGATCCGCGAGCAAGAACACAGAATTTCTGCGACCTGCATTGCCTCCTCGTAGCTAAGCATGAACGCCCCGGCCTCGATATTGAGAACAATCTCGCTCATATCATTCCTCCTTCACGTTAACGACCTGCCCGTGTGGGGGCTTGTAGTTGCTGTTACCCATGATGCACCACAGAGATGGGCACCGAATCGCGGTCCAGTTCGCCGGGGAACTGTGCATATACCCATCCGAGAGAATCACAAGAGCATCGGGCTCCAGCTTCTCCTTGACCATAAACGCCGCGACTACATCGGGGTCAGTCCCGCCACCACCAGTGGGGCTCGTCTTGTGCACGATGGTCTTGCTGTCCGTACCTTTGTAGATCTCGTGCCCAGCAACCTGTGCGTCCCAATAGATCACGTCTACACGTTCGGGGTTTGAGTCTGTAACGATGCGGTTTAACTCGCTCAGGAACGCAGTTAGGATCGGCCCTTGGATGGAGCCGGATGTGTCGATGCCAATCACCAGATGCTTCATCCGCTTGCCAAGAATAGAGGGCAGTATCACGTCCTGCCACAGATAATTCCTATGCGCCTTCCTCCAACTCGGTGACTGCCGGTCCTTGAGATACGTCTTGACGAACCGACGCAGAACTTCACGCCAGTCAACCTTCGGCTTGAGCATGTCGCCAATCTCGCGGGACATCTTGCCGCCCATCTTGCCAGCATAGATCCCGCCTTGGCGCAGAGCCTGCTCGATCTCATGCTCAAGCTTCTGCTTCTCTTCTGCGGGGATATCCTTGGCACCTTGCCAATCATGCTCATCGAACCCGCCAGAGTCATCCGGCTCGCCAGCCCCGCCGGAATTGTCGTCATCTTGTCGATCATTCCCGTCGCCCGGTTGATGCCCGTTCTCTCCATCGTCGCTCGGCTCATCCCCCGGCTCATCCCCCGGCTCATCGCACGGCTGATCCCCCGGTGGTGGCTTGGGTCCATCGCCCTTGGGTCCCGGTGGTTGTGGCGGCTTGCGCCCCGGGGGTGGCTTCTTCTCCTCGTCCCGCAGAATATCAAACACTTGCTTGGCGTTCATACCACGGAAGCGTTCGTCATAGTGCCCAATGCGTTTGTTAGTTGCAGGGTCACGCGGAAACGCAATCATGGTCTCGCTCGCATCCATATCCGTAAGCTGGATATTGACCACGTAATCACACGCTTGGTTAGCCAGTGAATGATTCACATCGTGCATCGCCCGCCACGTTGTGAGATGGCGGTAACACTTGTGCATGTTCTCGTGCATAACAAGAAAGGCTAACTCCTTGTCACTCAGCCCGTCCACGAAGCTGCGCCCGTACAGCACGTCACGCCCGTTGGTGCACGCAGTACGCACGCCATCCTCTACGGATATCTTGCCTACCATGAACAGACCCACGAACGCTTGAAACGCAGGCGCACGCATCAGCGATACATGCACTAACTCTATCCGCTTCTCAGCAGACAATCTTGGCTTACTCATTTCAGATCCTTCCAATCTTTACGGCTAACGAGAAACCCACCAGCTATGGGGATCCCAACCTGTTGTATTCGACGGGCTTTGATAAGCGCATCGCGGATTGCTTCAACATACGAAGCATCGGGTGAAGGAAGCGTAGTCACATCCCTCATGAACACACGGAAGCGGCGGTACTCTGCCCGCTTGCTACGCGTCCTCATTCAATATCCCTCAACTCATCGCAGACGTATGAGTGAGAATAGCGAGCCCACGCTGCAGTGATATAGCCCGTGAGATACACGAACTCGTCGTTGCTATGCACCGTAGTGCCGCCAGTATGCGTGTCCCACTCTTCCAAGTCGTACCCGCCCTGCCCGTCGGCCACAACTTTCACTTGCACCTCGTTGCCTTGGGTGAGCATGATCTCGCACTCATCAGCTTGCCCTGCAATAAACACAGACAGGTCCAGAATAGCTTTTTGAAAGCCCGCCAGCGTTGCCAGAACCTTTTGCTTGGTTGTTTTCATTCCAGTTCCTCCGGTAATTCAATTTCATCCCCTAACTTCGATGCCACATAGCAGCGCATGGCTGCGATTAACGGGGTCAGGCCACTACACATGAACCGCTTTTCATCTGCGTAGTTCCACATACTGTACGCAATCCACACCCCCGAGTGTTCGACGGTGGTACAGATGTGCTCCCTCTCAATGATCGGCCCGGCTTGTGACCAGTCGGCGGAATACTTGGGAGCCGTGTTCCCACATTTAAGCGACTCAGCCCCGAGTGCCTCATGCACCGCCCGGTCAAGGGCAGCGCCTGTCAGTTCAGATGTTTTGATCTTCATTTTGTTTCTCCTTGAATCTTCGACACGTTGTCGATTTATCCCTTGAGGCCAGCAAACATGTACTGGTTCTCGCGGGCCCATGTAACGAACGACGGGTGCACCATCGCCCACGATTTCTTGTCACGGTTCTCCAGCAGTGAGTTGATGAACAGTGCCTGCGTTTCCTTGGGGAAGCGTTTAACGTAGCGCATCCACGTTGCGAACGTCTCACGGCTGCACGCCTGCACAGCTTTGAACATCAGGATGCACTGAGCCGCCGGGGATGTGGGCACAGTCGCCGTATCCGGTGAGTTGAGGATGGATTCCCGCGTCGGCAGTTGGTCTGCCAGCGTGATGTACGCCTGCAAGTCACGGCTGGCACTGAAGCCGAGGGTTCCGTCGAGCGCAGCGATCAGGCTGTTCTCTGTAATACGATCCCGCACAGCCACCCAATGACTCGCCTTCTCCAGCGAGCGCGGAGACACGAACGCAACCTGTGACGCATCCGAGGGCTGAAAGATGTATGGGTTTTCTTTCTGCCCGCCGTCCATGTACGATGCTAGGCAATGGGGATACTCTTTTACCCACGCCATGATCTCAGGCACGATGTTGTGGTTGCTGGCATACACCATCCACTCATCGGCAGTCGGCTTCATGTAGTTGATCCATGACTGACGGTTGCGTGTGTGCGCCTTACTGGAATCGCCAACGCCGTCGCCCTCCATGTTGCCCGTAGTAAACACGATGCTGCTCGGGTGCAACTCAAAGTTACCCAAGCGGCGCTCATGGAGCAGTGGGTGCAGCGTGTTGCGGACGTAGTCATCGGTCTTGGTCCACTCATCGATCATGATGACGAGCGGCTCGCCAGTATGCAACCCAAAGGAATCGGCTGGGTAGAAATCCAACGTGCGGGTCTGATGGTTCGGGATCGGCATGCCCGCCTGACCCACATCGGTGTTTGGCCCGTCGATGTAGACCTTCCGGTAACCTGTCTGTGCGACGATATCATTCTGGATCGCTGTCTTGCCGGTGCCGGGCTCGCCGGTCAGGTGGACTGAGTTGAGTCCGGAATTGAGAATGACGGAAACTGCCTCGGCATAGTTGAGGCGGCGAACACTAAAATTTACTTCTGACATGAGAAACTCCAAAATAAAGGAAAGGAATCTTCGACATGGTGTCGGGGATTCCCGGATGGAAAATAACTAACCAATACCTATTCTCTAGCTGTCCTACGGACGCCAGATAAAAAGGTCAGCCAGCACAACAAGTACTGACAGCACAATAACAGCCCAATAGGCACGAGCAGCCAACTTCATGCTGACAGGGCCCACTGAATCCACTCGGCTGCGGACGCGGTCCGACGTTTCACGACCTTGGTGGAGTACCACCCGTCGAACTCCTTGACGCAGTTCTCGTAGATGTAGCGCACCACATGATCACAGGGAATGTGCCCCGGCACACCATAGATACGCCCGTTAGGGGTGGAGATCACGTCGGCAGAGATCAACGCACCGTCAGGTGGATCGGTCTCAAAGCGGGACTTCTCCCGCTTGACGATGAACTCCAAATTGGAACTGCAACGTGCAACCCCATCAACCATCACTGTTTGAGCCATAAAGCCCTCCGAATAAACAAACTACCAAACAACCCGCAGATCCGGAACTATCGACAACCTGTCGACGTTTCCCCGGCACCTGCGGAACCCTGTACATCCTGAACCAGCTTCACTAATGTACTTCGTACATTATAACACAGATATTGGACAATGTCAAGAGGCTCTCCGCGTTTTGGGCACCCATTCCCCAATATAGAGAACCCCTCCGCACCCATAAACGCAATCTGACATAACCCGCAGCATTACACTACGCCCCCCTATTTCTGGGTGGCCTTCTTCTCAGCTTGCTGCTGCTTGTACGCCTTGATCTTGTCGAGCCAGCCGTCATCCATGACCTCGGCTTCGATATCCGCGATGCTGACGGATACGATATCCTTGGTCGGATCCTTGCGGGGGTCGTTGAACCGCATGCGGAGAACGGGCATCGACGGGTCCACGATCCTAGCCTCGCGGATAGGCACGAACCTATGTTGGGGGCTCAGGATGCCTTTACCATCGAAGCCCGCCTGTGCTGCGGAATTGGCAAGTCGGAGCAACCGTTTGGTATCCGTCGGGCGCAGGGTCTGGAGGGTTTCTTCGTCTGGCGCGATCAGGTGGCGCTTAACGGCTTGCGTCGGCAGGAGATCAGTGGGCGTGGTCATACGATCCAGATCCTTGCCCGCTGCGGTACGGAACGGACGGTCTGGTTTGCTGAGCGTGATGCGCTTGCGGCGGACCTTATGTGATTCTACGAAATGGTATGGGTTGACGCAGAAGGGATTGTCGCAACACCGCACGAGTCGGCCTTCTGGCACAAACCTGCAGATGGTGAACAGGATGCGGGGAACTGAGTTTGTCATGAACAGCTTAGCCAGCGGGCAGTTGGAGGAGATGATCGGACCTACTACGTTGGCACCCCGATCAGGCCAGAGTAGGCAGTCCCCATGTTCGGTGGTGTTGTTCAGAAGGTCGTCGGCGTTGCGGTATTTTTGAGGGCGGGCCATGGTAATTCTCCTAGGGTTAAGGGTGCTTAAAAAAGAGGCAGAGTTATGTGAGGGAAGGCGAACGGAAAAAACACTTGACATTGTCTATAACTGGACACGGTGGGTCATATAACGTGGAAAACATAGAAAAAGTTAAGAATAGGATGATTATATGATTGAACATGGAACGTGAGAAAATCTAGTGTGATTTTCAGCACTTTTTTTTGGTGTTTATTGCGCATTGGGACCTCTCGTAATTAGGCGTTTCCTCATATTATTATAAGGGTAGGGCCTAATAAAATCAAGGGGTTACGGAGTTATATGAGGAAAGAATGGTTCGGGCTGTCGGTACATCATATAACAGTGAGAGAGATTTCCGGAGAGAGGATTTGCGTCATCATCCTATTCTCAGCCAGAAAATTTAAACTTGACAAAAAAAACTCCTCTCACTGTTTTACCCCCAAAATGGGATTGCTATCCATCCTCAATCTCTTTACTACTACTACTCTAATAAAATATATATATAAAACAAGGACTTAGGCTTTTGCTGGTGTGCTTCCATTGATGAGGGAACGGTGGGTTAAGAGAGGCACCAATGTGTCCAAAGTCCAGTTCACGTTTAGTGTTCAATCATATTACTACTATAAAAATGATAGCAGTAAATTGTGGATAACTCGCCCATTCCCATTTGAAATGGGGGTGCGTAAGGGGGCTAAGGACGTTGCGGAAAGACTACAGCGTTGGGGGATTTCCTGTGCTTCTTGCCCGCTTGTCTGGACTACAGATCTACCCATTCCAACCCAAAACCGTGCTAATCGGGCCCGCAACCCCGCCCATTCCAACCCAAAACCGCCCTTCTGCCGCATCAAGCCATGCCCGCTGGACTATGCCCGCACTTGCCGACACCCTCGCTCAGCCTCGGATTTATCGACAATCTGTCGATCCTTCCATGAAAGCCTAGCCCGTTGCTCAGGGAACTGGCATAGCTATACGGGCGCGATCACACTATATACATAGCACCTGCCTTGCCCCTAACACAGCCCGCATCGTATTCTCTAGCACACAAGGACTACACCGTTGCTCGGACGGAACTGGTATCCCGCGCCCGCCGCGCCGCTCGGAACCGGCGGGCGGCGAAACCCCTGCCAGATTTTGGGCGAAAAAAAAACCGGGCCCCCGAAGGGACCCGGTAACTTAGAAGCAGGTTTTAGCGTAGCGCAGCGCAGCCTTCGCCGCCGCCCATGGCGTGCGGCCCGCCTTGAACGCCTTACTATATGTGTAGTCCGGCAGCGTGTCGGCGTCCATGCCACACAACATGAACAGATTAGTGTTCACCAGCGCCATCCATTGATCGAAGTTCATAGCTATGATTCATCCTATTCTAGAGAAAGAAAAGGGGCCGAAGCCCCGAGGGTTTATGCCAGCAGAGCCAGCGCTTTGATCAGCAATTCATCCGCATCAGCCGTGCCCGCTTTGCCCAACTCTTTCACACGGACGATCAGCTTGTCGACCATTGCTTTGCGCTGCGCAGTCTCAGCCGAGATGGAATCGGCATTGCGCCGCTCAATCTCTTTGTTCAACTTCAGCGCTTCACGCACTGACTTTGTGTCACCCTTCGCCAGCAACTCAACTTTGCGCTCATCCAGCGCACCGTCCGAGAACTCAGCCAGCGCCGCGACTTCCTTTGCCTTTGCTTCCTGCTTCCGGACCGCGTCCTTTGCTTCGGACTTTGGCTTGACGAACTCAAACGTAGACATGAGCCGATTGATCTGCCGCTCCCAGACCTTCTGCGCCGCGTCATCAGTTCGGCCCTTATCAATCGTGCCCGCCTTATGGAAATCCCGAACCAGCATGAACTCAGAATATGGCAGGCCCTTGACGATATCGTGTAGGTTTGTATCCAGCACATCAAGCGCCGCTTTGCCCTTAGCCATAAGTTGCTCAGCCGCGAAAGTTTCCTCACCGATGCCAAAGATTGTCTCTTGCATCTCCACGGCAGGAACGCCGCCAATCATTGCCACGACAACCGCCACCGCACTTTGAGCCGTGCCGCTTTGAGTAGATTCACTCATGATCAATTCTCCAAATAAAGGAACGGCAATATTGCCCGAGGAACAATCGACATAGTGTCGACACTTCCCGATGCACAGAGTGATCGCTCTGTCCATGGATGTATAATAGCACTATGGTAGAGAATAGGTTGAATCCCCACATCGGACAGCGCCATGCTCTGCCGCGCTTCCCCTGCGAGCAGCGGAAAAAATTTCGGGTCAATGCTGGTAGAGCCGTGATAGAACGACCTGATGTATCACGCGGGCAGCGCCGGGCCACGCCAGCGCCGCGATATAAACGGGCCAACCAGCACTCCACCGCCGCCCCACCCCCCAAAGCTGTGCAAGCTCGGGGCCCCCGCTGCTACACAGTGTTCCGCTCAAACGATTAGTAAAATTTAAAATTTCCCAGCGGGCATAGCGGGCACGGTATATTTATTTCTCCAGCGGGCACGGTATATTTTTTGGGCTGGGAACACCCCCCGTCATGTTTTTGGGTCCCCTCAGCGGGCGGGGTATATTTATAGAAGACCCCCCCTTGCTAATTTAGGTTCCATGTGGTTATACTCCCCACATATTTTGGAGTGCACACTTTCCTCCATGACAATTCAGATCACCCCGGATAAGACGGTCCCGTATCCCGATACGCTGGACCCGGACGAAGTCTCGACCTTGCGCGAGAACATGCACATTGCTGCAAACACAGCGGCTGTGCTTAAAGAGTATGGTGCCCAATACGATCAGACGCCTGAAGATAAGGAAGAGGCGGATAAGGTATTTGCGGATTTTGCCAAACTAGCGGAGCGGCAGTACCACGAAGCGATGAGGACGGAGACACCAAGTGGCGGGCTGAGCCGCCCTCGCGTACTACGTCAGCCAAAACCCAAGATGGATTTGACCCCGCTGCAACGCCCGTCTGTTGCGGAGCGGATCGGCACGATGTTGCGGGAGTACGACAATCAGTTCGTTGCTGATGCTGCACAACTGCGGCTGGTTGTAACAAATAAGTTATTGGATCTGGCGGGCTGCGGGGATCCGAGAATCGAGATCAAGGCCACGGAAATGTTGGGGAAGATGTCGGATGTGGGCCTGTTTTCAGAGAAGACAGAGATTACAGTTACGTATAAGTCAGTGTCGGATATTGATGAAGCGATCAAGGACAAGATCCGTAAGATGATGCGGATACATGCAACGGATGTTACGGCGCTGGATATTGATATAGATGTGGAGCTTGGGCTAAAACCGAAGCCGTCGTTAGAGATGGTGGAGGAGGGGCCAGTAATCCCGGATCAGATACAGGTTTCCAGCCCGCCTAGCGAGATCCGGCCAAATGCGTGAGCAGACCGTTGAGGTTTTGGATCACGAGTTCAAGGTGCTACTGGCGCAGCTAGCCACGTTGCCCGAAGCGCAGAAATATCAGATTTTGCAGGATCTGGAGCGGCGGGAGCGAATGCTTGAGAAGGAAAAAGCGCAGGATACGTTCATGGGGTTTGTGCATAAGATGTGGCCGGAGTTCATCGGCGGGCGGCACCACAAGATTATGGCCGCTGCCTTTGAGCGAGTGGTGCGGGGGGAGTGTAAAAGACTGATTATCAACATGCCGCCGCGCCACACCAAGTCAGAATTTGCGAGTTACCTGCTACCAGCGTGGTTTTTGGGGAAATATCCGGCCAAGAAAGTGATCCAAAGCTCAAATACCGGGGAATTAGCGGTGGGTTTTGGTCGGAAAGTGCGGAATTTGGTCGATTCGGACGCGTACAAGGAGATTTTTCCGAATTTGGAGCTTCAGCAGGACTCCAAAGCCGCCGGAAGATGGAATACGAGCAAGGGTGGTGACTATTTTGCCATTGGTGTAGGGGGTACGGTCACTGGAAAGGGTGCAAACCTACTGATTATTGATGATCCGCACTCAGAGCAGGAGGCTGCGCTCGCTGCAACGAACCCGGATGTGTTTGATAAGGTTACAGAGTGGTATACGTCGGGTCCTCGGCAGCGTTTGCAGCCGGGCGGGGCGATTATTATTGTGATGTGCATGGTAGGGGGCACAGATGTACTCATGGCAGATGGTACTTCCGCTAAGTTACGAGATATTCGCCCCGGAGATATGGTGGCTACGTTCGATAAGGGTAAGTTAACCACTGCACGGGTCAATAATTGGCAGTCAAATGGTGTTGATTCCATACACCGGATACAAACACAATCTGGTATAATACTCCAAGCAAACGAGAGGCATCCGTTTCTCGTGCTTAATGAAGGAGTACTGGAATGGACAAGGCTAAAGAACCTAGCGCCGGGTATGTTGCTTGTAGCAACGAAGGATGCATTAGACCAGCCAGATCACAAACAAAGCCGGGACTTTGCGCGGCCTGTATGTCATCGGCAAGCTATCACAGAAAAAACCCCGACGCTCCTAGACACCCAGTCGGGCATCATGGTAAGTGGAGAGGAGTTAGCTGCTCCCAGTGCGACAAACCAGCCGTATCCAAAGGGATGTGCGCTACCTGCTACGCTAAGCAAAAAGGGTATACAAAAGCCCCGGAGCAATCAAGAGCGGCTCGTATCAAGCATAGGTACGGAATCACGGTTGAGAAGTACACCCAGATGGTTGCGGAGCGTAGTAACAGGTGTGATGTATGTGGCAAGGAGCCTTCAGCAGAGAATACTAGGGCACACTGGAACGGGAAGCTCTGCATCGACCATGACCACACTACCGGGCGAGTCCGGGGGCTCCTGTGCAATGACTGCAACCTTGCAGTGGGGTACGGAAAGACAGCGTATATTCTTGAACGCGCTGCAGAATACCTCCGACTTCACAGCGGACCCAATAGTTAGCATAGTCCCCGCTGGAGAGGAAGAAGTATTCGATGTCGAGATAGATCGTACCGAGAACTTCATTGCTAACGGAGTTGTAAGCCACAATACGCGCTGGGCGATGCGAGATCTGACGGGGCAGGTGCTGAAAGCAGCCGCCGGGCGGGGTGGCGAGCAGTGGGAGGTGATTGAGTTCCCTGCGATCATGCCCTCGGGTAAACCCTTATGGCCAGAGTTCTGGTCGTTGCAGGAGTTGGAGGCGTTGCGGACGGAGTTGCCAAATTCCAAGTGGCAGGCGCAGTACCAGCAGAATCCAATAGGTAATGAGTCAGCAATTATCAAGCGGGATTGGTGGAAGTGGTGGGACCACGAGCGGCCCCCGGTTTGTGACTATATTCTGCAGACATGGGATACGGCGTTTGAGAAGAACAACAGGGCTGACTACTCAGCGGGCACAACTTGGGGGATTTTCTACAACGACGAGGACCATAGCCTACCCAACATCGTCTTGCTCAACACGTACAAGAAGCGGGTTGAGTGGATTGAGTTGAAGCGGGACGTGCTTAACGAGTACAACGAGTGGGAACCTGATGGGGTGTTGGTAGAGAAGAAGGCTACCGGAGCGCCGCTGATATATGAGTTGCGGGCCATGGGGATCCCGGTGCAGGAGTACACGCCGAGCAGGGGGCAGGACAAAATCGCCCGCTTGAACTCCGTGTCGGACATAATTGCGTCGGGCAAAGTGTGGTTACCACGTACTCGTTGGGCTGAAGAATTGGTTGATGAGATCGGGGCGTTCCCGTCAGGCGAGCATGATGACTTGGTGGACGCGACCACGCTGGCGCTGATGCGCTTCCGGGCGGGGGGGTTTTTACGATTACCCTCTGACGAGAAGGAAGAAGTTAAATTGTTCAAGCGCCGGGATGCGGCGTTCTATTAAGGATGAATCATGGCTACCTCAAGTATTGATAAAGCACTGGACCCCGGAGCGGGGCTTTTGGGTCTCGGCAGCATGATGGGGATGATGGATGACTCATCGCCCGCGATAGAGATTCAGATTGAGGACCCGGAGGGTGTACAGATCGGGGTCGACGGGTTGGAGATTGACTTGGAGCCCGGTGATGATAAAGCTGAGGGAGAGTTTAATTCTAATCTAGCCGAAGAGATGGAAGAAAGCGAGTTACAGAAGCTCGCGGGTGAGATTGTAGAGTTAGTGGATAGTGATATTTCGTCTAGAAAAGATTGGACAGAAACCTATGTAAAAGGGTTAGAGGTTCTGGGGATGAGATATGAAGAAAGAACACAACCTTGGAATGGTGCGTGTGGTGTTTATTCGACTATTCTGACAGAGGCAGCGATACGGTTTCAGTCCGAGACGATCACTGAGACTTTCCCTGCAGCGGGTCCAGTAAAGACAGAAATTATTGGCGCTATCGACAGGCTGAAAGAAGAGGCTGCTGAGCGCGTTAGAGATGACATGAATTTCCGGTTGACAGAAGAGATGCCAGAGTACAGACCGGAACATGAGAGATTACTGTTTAATCTCGGGTTGGCGGGCGCGGCGTTCAAGAAAGTTTATTATGACCCGGGGTTAGCAAGACAGACAGCGATCTTTATTCCCGCCGAGGACGTAATTATTCCTTACGGGTCAAGCGGAGCGAGGACTGCTGAGCGTGTTACGCACGTCATGCGCAAGACAAAGAACGAGATCAAGAAACTGCAGGTCGCGGGGTTCTACAGAGAGGTGGACCTTGGCGAGCCGGTGGCTACACATACGGACGTGGAGAAGAAGAAGGCCGACGAGCAGGGGTATTCGTTGACCGACGATGACCGTTACCAGCTTTATGAGGTGCAGGTTGATTGGGATATGCCCGGGTACGAGAGTGATGATGAGGTTGCGATCCCGTACATTGTCACCATCGATAAGGGCACCAACAAGGTCTTGGCAATCTACCGGAATTGGGAAGATGGGGATGATACGCACCAGAAGCGCCAGCATCTTGTGCAGTACGACTACATTCCCGGGTTTGGTGCTTACGGTATGGGCCTCATCCATATTATTGGCGGCTACGCTAGGGCAGGGACCTCACTGATCCGGCAACTTGTTGACGCAGGTACGCTATCGAATCTACCGGGCGGGCTGAAATCGCGTGGCCTGAGAGTGAAGGGAGACGATACACCCATTGCTCCGGGCGAGTTCCGTGATGTGGATATCCCGAGCGGGGCGATCAAAGACAACATCATGACGCTCCCGTACAAGGAGCCGAGTCAGGTACTGCTTGCCCTTCTAAACCAGATTACTGACGAAGGCCGCAGATTAGGGTCGATTGCTGATATGAAGGTCAGTGACATGAGCGCTCAATCGCCCGTGGGGACCACGCTGGCGTTGCTGGAGCGGCAGTTGAAGATCATGGGCGCAGTTCAGGCGCGGGTCCACAACTCCATGAAGCAGGAGTTCAAGCTTCTGAAGGCCATCATCCGCGACCATACCCCCTCGACTTACGACTATACGCCAGAGCATGGGGAGGCGTCGGCCAAGCAGGAGGACTACGATACGGTTGAGGTTATTCCGGTTAGTGATCCCAACAGCAGCACGATGGCCCAGCGGATCATGCAGTATCAGGCCGTGATCCAGTTGTCACAAGGCGCTCCGCAGATCTACGACTTGCCGCAGTTACATCGGCAGATGATTGAGGTATTGGGGATCAAGAACGCGGAAAAGTTAGTCCCGCTGGATGAAGACCAGACTCCCCGTGACCCTATTAGCGAGAATATGTCGTTCCTCAAGGGGGAGCCCACAAAGGCGTTCATCTATCAGGACCATGACGCACATATTGCCGCGCACTCTACGTTCATGCAGGATCCGATGATTGCCCAGCAGATGGGGCAGAACCCGATGGCGCAGCAGATGATGGCGGCAATTCAGTCGCACATCGCTGAGCACCTAGCGTACCTGTATCGCCAGAAGATCGAGGAGCAGATGGGTGTCACGATGCCCAAGCCGAACGAGCAGCTTCCGGAAGAGGTGGAGGTTCAGTTGTCACAGTTGGTAGCGCAGGCGTCGGTCCAGCTTCTGCAGCAGAATATGGCGATGGCGCAACAGGCCAAGAGCCAGCAGATGCAGCAGGATCCGCTCATCCAGATGCAGCAGAAAGAACTGCAGATTAAAGAGCAGGACTCCGCAACCAAGGCCAAGAAGGTTGATGGTGAGTTGCAGATCAAGCAGGGTGAGTTGGCACTTAAGGCGCAGCAGGCCGGGGCCCCGCAGGAAACGCCACAGATGGTGCAGCAGCGTCACACGCAGGAGATGCAGGCGCAGCAGGGTCAACAGCAGATGCTCCAGCAGAAACACATGCAGGAGATGATGCGAGCACAACAGGCGCATCAGGCGAATTTGCAGCAACAGCACCAGATCCATGGGCAGAAAATGGCGCATGGCGGCATGACCGCCCGGCAGAAATTGACCCATACGGAGTTGATGGCCCGGCAGAAGTTCCGCCAGATGCAGGAGCAGCAGCGGTTGGCGAAGTCGAATAAGCCGGGGGACACTGAATGAGCAAAGAAGACAAGATATTTGTCCAGATAGCTAGCTATAGGGACCCCGAGTTGGTCCCAACGATTACACAGGTATCAGTTTTGCCAATAGAACTATGAAAGGAGCAGATAATGACCGAAATCGAATTACTAAAGAAGCAAAATGATGAGTTCCGCACCCAAGCGGTAGAGAAACTTGTTACTGGCGGGGTCAAAGACTACGCTGAGTATCGAGAATTGGTTGGTGTTATTAGGGGTCTTGACCATGCCAATTACAACCTGCAAGACCTCAAACAACGCATAGAGAAAGAAAATAATGACTGAAATACTCATAAGTCAAGACGGTGCAACATCTACTGTACTTCCCGTATCGGCTGAAGAGAAAGCTCACCAGATCCCTGATCCTGCTACCTTCCACCTACTCTGTGTCCTTCCAGACATTGATGAGGAGTTTGGAGAGAGCGGGCTAGTAAAGGCGGGCGAGACCATGCGGTTTGAAGAGGTTTTATCCCCAGTGTTGTTTGTAGTGAAGCTCGGCCCGGACGCCTACGCGGACGCGAAGCGGTTTCCAAACGGTCCATCCTGTAAGGCAGGGGATTTTGTTCTGGTACGCCCTAATACGGGCACACGGATCAAGATCCACGGTAAAGAGTTTCGGCTTATCAATGATGATTCTGTCGAGGCGACTGTACAGGATCCTCGCGGTATTACCCGCGCCTAAAGGAGTACACCATGGCCGAATTTGAGAAAACAGAATTTGAGTTTCCAGACGAGGTGGAAGCTAAAGAATCCCGGCTTGGTAGTAAGGTAGTAACCCCTGAACCCGATCCGGAGATCGAAATTGTTGACGATACTCCAGAGGAGGACCGTAACAAGCCTGCACTCCCAGAGCCACCCGAAGATGTTACGGAGGATGAGCTTTCCAAATATACCGACAAGCGGCTGAAAGAACGGCTGGCGCATCTGGGTAAGGGGTATCACGACGAGCGGCGGGCCAAGGAAGCTGCTGCGCGGGAGCGTGATGAGGCAGTGCGGGTTGCGCAGTCCGTGGTTGAGGAGAACAAGAAACTCCGTGGCACTGTGAATACCAACCAGACTGCCCTATTGGAGCAGGCTAAGCGGGTAGTAGCTACCGAGATTGATAAGGCCAAGGTTAAGTATAAGCAGGCATATGAATCTGGGGATGGGGATGCGCTATTGGAGGCCCAAGAAGAGTTGACTTCGCTCAAAATGAAGGCTGAGCGAGTTAATAACTTCCGGCCTACCCCTTTACAAGACGAAAAAAATGAGGTACAAACTACCAATATCGCGCAAGCACCTCCTGTTGACCCAAAAGCTGAGGCTTGGAAAACCAAGAACCAGTGGTTTGGGAAAGACAGGGAAATGACTGGCTATGCGTTTGCGTTGCATGAAAAGCTGGTCGTGGAAGATGGTCTGGACCCGACTTCGGATGAGTACTATAAACGGCTCAACGGACGGATTCGACAAGTATTCCCGGAGAAGTTTGCCTCCGGTGAATCCGCTGATGCACCAAACTCTCAGCGCCCGAAAGCAAATGTAGTTGCACCCGCGACACGCAGCACTGCACCCAAGAAAATCGTGCTGAGTACCACGCAGGTACAACTCGCTAAGCGGCTTGGAGTTCCTTTGGAACGCTATGCTCGTGAAGTTGTGGAATTAACGAGGAAGTGAAATGGCAGAACAAAACCGTATGAATCGCGCTCTTGAATCTCGGGATAAAGAGATCCGCCCACTTAAACAGTGGACCCCTGCGGAGCTATTACCCCATGTTGAACCAGAGCCGGGATATTCGTTTCGTTGGATTCGCACCAGCCTTGCTGGTAAAGATGACGCCAGAAACATTTCCGCTAAATTCCGCGAGGGTTGGGAGCCTGTAAAGGCTTCGGACCACCCTGAGACCTACTCCTTTAACGAGCCAACATCTCGGTTCAAGGATGCAATCGAAGTCGGTGGCCTCATCCTCTGTAAGACCCCGAGTGAGTTTACTGAACAGCGTGACGCGTATTTCCGTCAACAGACGGCTACGCAGATGCAGTCAGTGGACAATAACTTTATGCGCGAGAACGACCCCCGTATGCCGCTGTTCCGGGAACGGAAATCTACGGTTACCAAGGGTGCAGTTTTCGGTTCTGGTAGTTAACCGTTTATAGGAGTCCATTAACATGGCTGCTGTTGCTTCTCCCTACGGGCTTAAGCCTGTAAACCGGATCGGGGGTCTGCCGTATGCTGGTAGTACCCGTTCGTTCCTGATTGACCCCGCTGGCTATGCGGCAAATGTGTACACAGGTAGCTTGGTTTACGTCAAGAGCACCGGGTACATTGAGCTTGTGTCTGCTACGGGTGCTGATGCCACCACGAACTCTTGGCCTGTCGGTTCTACCGACAACACGGGCACGATTGGCGTATTTGTTGGCTGTTCCTACACCAACTCGATGGGCCAAACGGTCTACGGTCAATACTACCCGTCTGGTGCGCTGAACGGCGTTGCCTACGTGGTTGATGATCCTGATTGCGTGTTCCAAGTGCAATCTGCTGGTACGGTGACTATCGCTGCTCTGGGTGCAAACACCTTCTGCACGACCAGCGCTGTATTGACGGGTTCTACTGCAACCGGCAATTCCACAATGTCTGTGGTTGCTGGCAGTGCAGCTATCCAGACCACCGCCCCCTTCCGTGTCATCGGTTTTGTTGATATGAAGGGTTTCTCAGTAGTAGGGGATGCCTTTACCGATATCTTGGTGAAAATCAACATCGGCTGGCACTCGTACAACACGGTTAAGGGAGTTTAATCATGGCAATTTCTCGTGCCCAACTACTGAAGGAACTCCTTCCCGGTCTGAACGCGCTGTTTGGTCTGGAGTACGCCCGTTACGGTGAGGAACATAAAGAGATTTATGAAACTGAGTCGTCTGAGCGTTCTTTTGAAGAAGAAACGAAACTGGCTGGCTTTGCCGCTGCGCCCGTCAAAAACGAAGGCCAAGCCATCGCTTATGACAACGCGCAAGAAGCATGGACCGCACGTTACAACCACGAAACCATTGCGATGGGCTTTTCCATCACAGAGGAAGCTGTGGAAGATAACCTGTATGACAGCTTGTCTGCTCGTTACACCAAGGCTCTGGCCCGTGCAATGGCATACACCAAACAAGTTAAGGCTGCGTATCTCCTGAACGCCGCTTTCACTGGTACGGGTAACCCGACTTACGGTGACGGTCAGGTTCTGTGCTCTACCGCCCACCCTCTGGTGAATGGTAGTACGAACAGCAACCGCCCTACCACTGGTGCGGATCTGAACGAGACTTCATTGGAAAACGCTGTGATCCAGATTGCTGCGTGGACTGATGAGCGCGGTCTGCTGATTGCGGCTAAACCCCGCAAGCTGATTATCCCGCCTGCACTCCAGTTCGTTGCGACTCGTATCTTGGAAACCAATCTTCGTGTTGGCACCGCAGACAACGATCTCAACGCATTGAAGAATAACGGCTCGATCCCAGACGGTTACGCAATTAACCACTACCTGACGGATACGAACGCTTGGTTCCTGACCACTGATGTTCCCAACGGCTTGAAGCACTTTGTGCGTATGCCCTTGGATAACAAAATGGATGGAGACTTCGACACCGGTAACGTGCGTTACAAGAGCCGTGAGCGCTACTCATTTGGAGCCTCTGATCCTTTGGGAATTTTTGGGAGTCCCGGTTCGACCTAAGCGAACCCGCATAGAATCTAGGTTCTGTGCTATTAAAAAGGGAGCTTCGGCTCCCTTTTTCTTTTGGTGTTGACTTTTGGATCAGGTATGGTACATTACCTGTTACTAAATCTAGGAGCCGATATGGATACAACCAACTTACCTAAGTCCCGTACCGAAGCCAAAGCTACCGGGGCCAAATACTATTTCACTGGCGAGGTCTGCAAGCATGGGCACGTAGCCCCGCGCAAGACCAAGGGCGTATGTGTGGAGTGTATGAAGGTCGAGTGGAAAGAAGCAGCAGCTACTCGCGCAGCGTATTTCACGGAGTACAACAAACGTGAGGATGTTAAGGATAAGAAGAACGAGTGGTACGTTGCGAACCGGGAGCAGGTTATAGCAGCAGCGAAGACTTGCCCACCTGCGCTACGCAGACAGTATCAGGATACTTGGAAAGCTAACAACACGCTATGGGTGCGTGCGGACACAAAGGCAAGAAGGCGAAAGCATCGGGAGGCTACACCTCCTTGGTTAAGCGCCAAGCAGAAAGCAGAGATTCGGGAGATGTACAAGACTGCCATAACCATGACGCGAATAACCGGCGAGCAATACGTTGCGGATCATATCGTTCCGCTGCGCTCTGAAGTTGTGTGTGGCTTGCACGTACCTTGGAACCTACGCGTCATCACCCGCGAAGAAAATCTGAAGAAGTCAAATAAACTTGCACCCCCAGAAATAAAGTAGTATGCTACGCATAACTCCGGGCTTTCCGGTGCATCAGACAGCCCCGGCTGACGACATACAGACTGATGTGCCTAACTTGTATGTAAGGAACCATCATGGCTTCAACCACATTTAGCGGCCCGGTTACATCGACCAATGGCTTCATCGGCAATCTCACTGGAAACGTCACTGGAAACGTCACGGGCGTTGTTAACGCAGGCGTAGCCACTACCGAAGTTGTTCTGGCAACCAATGTCATCACCGCTGCCGAATCCGGCACAACCTTCTTCCTTTCTGCTGCTGCAGGCTTCGCCTCGACCCTCCCCGTCCCGGCAGTCGGCCTTGAATTCAGCTTTGTTGTGTTGACTCCCCCGACAAGCAATGGCTACACCATCCTGACCAATGCAAGTGGCAACGTCATGTCGGGTACGCATAGCGTCACGGCTACGGGCGGCGGCACTGCAATCGCAGGCGCAGATATCATCACCATTGTGCATAACAGCGCAGTCCTTGGGGATCGTGTTGACGTGATTTGCGACGGAACCAACTGGTGTGTAACTGCAGCGTCTACGCTGAAGGCAAGCATCACTTCCACGGCAACCTAATACGCTCCGGGGCTTCGGCCCCATCTTTTTAGGAGACTTTTATGGTTACTTCAGTCGTATCGTCAATCTCCCGCATGGGGACGATTGAACCGTTTGAGCTACAGGTTGCACGGGGGCAGATTACCGGGCATGAAGTGGTCAATGTTTTTGGCTACTCATCTGCAACGCCCAATACAGGCTTCATCGCCGCTTGGGAAAACAACAGCGCATACGCATTCCCCACAGTTGCTTCAACCATGCTGGTGACAAGCAGTTCCGCTTCGGACACGGCGGTAACGATCCTTATCAGCGGCTTGGACGCAAACTACGCCCGTATCAGTGAGTTGGTTACGCTGACCGGCACTGATGCTGTGACAACTGCAAACACATACTGGCGCATCAACAGCGTTGTTACAACGGCAGGCGCTGCAGTTGGCACGGTGTACGTCAAAAACGCTGGCGGAACTACATACGCGCAAATCACTATCGGTAGTGGGCGCACCAATATGTCGATCTACACGGTGCCTGCAGGATACACAGCGTTCTGGACACAATTTAACGGGTTTTCATCTACCTCTGTTACGTCCGGGGTGTACGCAACTTTCAGGGCGCTGCTCACTAGCTCCACAGGTGTTGCCAATGTTACGCTGACGATCCCGTTTTTGAATGATTTTAGTGTTACCCGCCCCTACCCTATTGGGTATGCGGAGAAAACGGATGTCCAGTGGCAGTGCAAGTCCAGCGGCGCAGGGCTGGGTATTGCTATCCTAGCCATTGGCGTACTGATTGCAAATAACGGTCAAGCAATTTAACAGGAGAAAATCATGGCTACAAAAGGCGTAAACCCCTTCGCAAAATTCGAGAAGTCCAAAGCGGACAAAGAAGGCAAGGGCGGCAAAGAAGGCTCCAAGAAAGAGGAAGCCTTTGACAAAACCCAGAAGTTCGCCCGTGGTGGTGGCATCGAGTCCCGTGGGAAGACCAAGGGCACGATGATTACTATGAAGAAAGGCGGGAGGTGCTAGATGGTCTCCAAAGCCGAAGAACTGAAGCACGTTGCGGCCATGAAAAAGGCTGGCGTTCCGCAGAAGTACGTTAAGGAAGAAGCTGCTGAAGCTGCTGCAATGAAATGCGGTGGCAAGGTCAAGAAGATGGCCCGGGGCGGCGGTATTGAAATCCGTGGAAAAACTCGGGGGAAAATTGTATGACGCAACCAACTGCCCAAGAGATTAAGGATCTTCGTGACGCCCCCAAAGCGGAGAAGGCATACAACGCGGCGGCTAAGACTCCAGCAGCCCCTGCGTCTGCTGCTTCGGCCCCAAAGAAGTTAGCTAAAGGTGGCAAGGTCAAAGGATGGGGCCAAGCACGGGGCGCACGGGCTGCGAAGATCGTATGATGCCGAGCCGGGGTATGGGCGACATAGCCCCGAGCAAAATGCCGGGGGCAAAGAAAATTGTCCGTAAAGATAACCCGAATGACGTGGCTATGTATGCTAGAGGTGGTAGTGCCAAAAAGAGGCCAAAGAAAGCTGTTTCCGCTGCACGCAAGGGGAATCTATATTGACCACATCTGGCACAACCGCGTTTGACCTAGACTTCACGGAGATTGCCGAGGAAGCGTGGGAGCGTGCGGGCCGGGAGATGCGTTCGGGCTATGACCTCCGAACGGCGCGGCGGTCCATGAATTTGATGACCATTGAATGGCAGAATCGTGGTATCAACATGTGGACTATCGAGCAGGGCTCATTCCCACTGACTGCGGGCCTCAATACCTATCCGTTACCCGTAGACACTATTGATTTGCTGGAACATGTAATTCGGACAGGACAGGGCACTGCTTCGACGCAGGCGGATCTAAGTATCACCCGGATTAGTATGCCCACCTACGCTACGATCCCAAACAAGCTACAGCCAGCGCGACCCATCCAAGTAATGGTTCAGCGTATGTCAGGGCAAACAAACTCAACTTCATTGCGGCTCAGTGGGGCGCTCTCTGATTCTGCTACCACAGTCCCGCTTGACTCCACTGCCGGGTTAGCGGCGTCGGGTTATATAAAGTTGGATAGTGAAGTTATCTACTACGGGTTTGTCTCAGGTAACACGCTCACGAGTTGTTTCAGGGCCCAGAACAATACTGCAGCCGCGACTCATACGGACCTGACGGCGGTGTATGTACCCCAACTACCGGCTATTACTGTATGGCCGACACCAGACAACGTCACTACTTATACGTTCGTCTACTGGAGGCTACGCCGGGTTCAGGATGCGGGCGCGGGGGTAGAGACAGCAGATATGAATTTTCGCTTCCTACCTGCGGTTATCGCTGGCTTAGCGTACTATATTGCAATGAAGGTGCCAGAATTGCAGCCTCGTTTGGATATGTTGAAGATGGTGTACGAGGAACAGTTTGATATGGCTGCGGGCGAGGATCGAGAGAAGGCATCAATTAGGTTTGTCCCTCGGCAGTCATTTATAGGTGGCGGGACGTAATGGGTAACAGATTCGCATCCGGCAAGAACTCGATTGCCGAGTGCGATAGGTGTGGGCAGCGTTTTAAGTTAAAACAGCTAAAAACAGAGGTTATCAAGACCAAGCAGTACAACCTGTTGGTCTGCCCAGAGTGCTGGGATCCTGATCATCCGCAGTTGCAGTTAGGGATGTATCCGGTTGATGACCCGCAGGCTGTCAGGAACCCACGCCGGGACCCGACGTATTACGTTTCCGGGATTAACGTACTTGGTAACCCTTCGGAGGGCTCGCGGGTAATTGAGTGGAACTGGAACCCGGTTGGTGGGAACAACACAGCCCTTACGCCAACCACTCCAGATTCCTTGCTAATGCAGGGACAAGTAGGTACAGTCACAGTTGTGGTTTCTTAGGAGAAAATGATGGCTACGAAAGACAAGACAGTTCCGGTGCAGAAGCAGAAGCCCGGTAGCGGTGGCGGCAAGACGAACGAAGATATGCTGAAGCTGGGTCGTGGCTTGGCTAAGGTTGCAAACCAGAAACGGAGCAAGTAATGGTCACCAGTACATATAAACAGCCCCAGTCGGCCCCAGTAGCAACCGCCGGGAAACGCACTGCCAAGAAGATGAACAACCCTGATTGGACTCCGATGGATGGTGTGGGTATTAGTACCCCGGGGGGGACAAAGACTTCTGGTATCAAGATTCGCGGTACTGGTGCTGCTGAACGTGGGGTTATGGCAAGAGGCCCGATGGCATGAACTATACCGAGCTTGTAACCGCAGTATCCGACTACTGCGAAAATACGTTCCCCGTAGCGGACATGAATACCATGATCCGTCAGGCTGAGCAACGTATATACAACTCAGTACAGCTTGCCAACCTACGGAAGAACGTGTCTGGCACGCTATCTACTGGTAATAAGTATCTAGCGGCCCCAGATGACTTTTTGTCTACGTATTCCTTGGCAATAGCCAAGACCAATGGGGACTACGTATACCTGCTGAACAAGGATGTGAACTTTATCCGGGATGCGTACCCAAACCCAACCAGTACCGGGGTCCCAAAACACTACGCCATTTTTGGACCGAGATCAGATAACGCAAATGAGCTATCGTTTATTCTGGGGCCCACGCCTGATGCATCCTATGTAGCAGAGCTTCACTACTACTACTATCCAGAGTCAATCGTGGATACAGCATCGCATACTACATGGCTTGGAGATAACTTCGACTCCGCGCTTTTTAACGGGGTAATGGTTGAAGCAATTACCTATATGAAGGGTGAAGCGGATCTAGTGAAGTTGTACCAAGACAGGTACGTACAGTCTATCTCATTGCTCAAGAATCTTGGGGACGGTAAACAACGTATGGACGCGTACCGTGACGGGCAAGTAAGAGTATCAGTTAGTTAATTAGGAGAATCTCTCATGGCAATCTCGCAAGCAATGTGCAGCAGTTTTAAACCAGAAATCCTCGGTGGCATCCACGACCTCGATACGGATGTGATTATGATCGCGCTGTACACAAGCTCCGCTACTCTCGGGGCGGCAACAACGGCATACACAGCGACAAATGAAGTCGCCACCGCAGGCGGCTACACGGCAGGCGGGATTCAGCTTACCAGCCCGGTAATCACGCTCGACGGAACCACAGGTATCTGTGACTTCGCTGACGCCACGTGGCCTGCGGCAACAATTACTGCTCGGGGCGCGTTGATTTACAACTCCAGCAAGTCAGACAAAGCTATTGCGGTTCTGGACTTTGGCTCGGACAAGATCAGTACTGCCGGGGCCTTCACGGTTATTATGCCAGCAGCGGCTGCGGCAACGGCCTTGGTTCGGATAGCATAGGGGTAGCCCGTGACTTCCAACGTAACTCTTAACGCCCCAACAGTAGGCGGCGGTTCTACCATTGCCACTGAAGACATTGGTGGTGTTCAGTTCCAGCGCGTGAAGCTGGCGCTGGGTTCGTCTGGGCAAGACCTTGGCGATGTATCCGGCACCAACCCGATGGTTGTCGAGATGGGTGGGGCTTCCGTGGGAGCCTTCGGGGATTTGATTACCTCCGAGAACACGCCGCTCATTCAGGGCGACTTCGTCTATGGGATCAACACCCAGACAGGCGTGACTTCCGTTGTAGGCACCGGGGTTGCGGACACCAATGCGGCGCGGCTACGCTTGCAGACGGGCACAGGCGCTACGGGCGCAGCCACATTCATGTCTCGTAAGTCAGCCAAGTACCGCGCCGGCCAAGGCGTCACGGGGCGGTTCACCAAGGTGTTCACGGCGGGCGCAGCGAGTTCGCAGCAGATAGCAGGCTTCGGTAGCACGAGCAACGGGTACTTTTTCGGCTACAACGGAGTGGACTACGGTATCCTGCATAGAAATGCAGGCGCAGATACGTGGGTAGCACAGGGTTCGTGGAACGGGGACAAGTGTAATGGCACAGGGGCTTCTGGGTTCACGATTAACCCTGCTTTTGGCAACGTGTACCAGATTCGCTACCCCTACTTGGGCTACGGTGTCATCACATTCTGGGTTCTGAACCCGGCAATAGGGCGCTGGCTTTTGGCGCACATGATTCAGTACCCGAATACGACTGCCACAACGCAGTTGTCGAACCCAAACCTGAACTATTTCGATCAGGTGTTGAATACAGGGAACACCACCAACATAATCAGCTACGCTGGGTCGTACGCGGCCCTTCTGTCCGGCTCGCGCTCGTTTACGGCCAATCCAAAGTGGGCCTTTGACAACAACAAGACAGGTATAACTGCGGAAACGAACCTGTTCAGTCTGAGGAATGCTACCACCTACAACGGTGTAGAGAACAAGGGTATGCTGCGGCTGAACTCCCTGAGTTTTGCAGTCACCGCGAACACGGCAAATCTGCTTGCGGTCTGCAGGCTGCGTATCGGCGCAACACTCGGCGGCACGGCCACCTACGCTACCATCAACGGAACAACTGCGGACAACGGTGTGACGATCACTGCAGGCAACTCAATCGCCAGTGCAAATACCGTGCATACAACGGCCACTGGCGGTACGTACATCTTCAATTTGTCTGTGTCGGGGCAGTCTAATTCGGTTGTCGATCTGGCTCCGTTCGACCTGTACTTTTCCCCCGGCGAAATCTTAACGGTCAGCGGGTTTGCAACGGCGTCTGCCAGCATCAGTGCGTCGCTAAATTGGAGTGAGGACCTTTAGGGCAACCCATGATCTTCATCCTCAACAATCTTGTCGATCAAGTAGGTTGGGGCCGTTACGGATGGGGTTACGGCCCTTGGGGAGCCGAGCCTACCAGTGATGTGATTGTTACCGGGGTAGAGGCTATAGGCGCAGTCGGGGACGTAACTGTTTACGCAGTGAACCCTGCGAATGTCATTGTCAATGGGGTGCAGGGCACCGGGGCAGTCGGCGATGTTATTGCTTCAATACCCGTAGATGTAACTGCAGTTGGCGTTGCGGGGACTGGTGAAGCAGGGGACGTGACAGTCACGGGTGTTAGCGAGGTAACCGTCACCGGAGTTGAGGGAACCGGAGCGGTTGGGGATGTAGTAGCCACCGCAGGCGCAGATGTGGCTGCAACAGGAGTAGAAGGAACCGGCGCAGTTGGCGATGTGACAGTCACCGGGATTGGCAATGTAAGCGCCGTAGGCGTTCAGGGCACCGGGGTTATAGGCGATGTTGTAGTCATTCAGGAAGCCAACGTAGACGTTACAGGCGTCGAAGGCGTTGGTGCAATCGGGGATGTTGTAGTTACCGGGGTCGGTAACGTGATCGCAGCAGGAGCGCAAGGAACAGGCGTAATAGGCGATGTAACGGTCACTGCAGGTGCCAATGTCTACGTCACCGGAGTCCAAGGGCGCGGATACACAGGCGAAGCGCTGATCTGGGGGCTGATAAACAATAGCCAAACACCGGGTTGGTCAAATATAATTGACGAGCAAACAGCAAATTGGCAGCAGATAGCTGCATAGGAGTTAAAGATGGCGAGTACATATACCACCAACCTCGGACTCACGCTTCCGACTACGGGCGAACTTGCAGGTACGTGGGGGAGCACCGTCAATACGGGAGTAACGGAGCTTCTCGATTCCTCCATCGCAGGCACAACCACACTGTCCGCCGATGCGGACGTAACCCTGTCAGTAACCGATGGTGCAGCGAATCAAGCACGTAGCGCGGTTATCCTCTGGACAGCAAGCAACGGGGCAACACCCCGGAACATCACCGTACCATCGCACACCAAGGCGTACATCGTCATCAATGCGGGTACCGGCTCCATCGTCGTCAAAGGCGCTGCAACAACGGGGGTCACGATTGCCACCGGAGTCAAGGCGCTGATCGCTTGGAACGGCTCTGATTTCGTGGTTGTCGCGGCCTCCGTAATGGCAGTTGGCTCCATCACAGGACTCGGTACAGGGGTCGCAACCGCATTGGCCGTAAATGTAGGCTCTGCGGGTGCCCTCGTCGCTAATGGTGGCGCGTTAGGCACTCCAAGTTCAGGCACGCTCACAAATGCAACAGGACTCCCACCGGCAGGCGTTACAGGTACTGCACTTGTAGCAGCAGCTATCGGTACTACCGTGCAGGCATACGATGCTGACCTGACTACTTGGGCAGGCGTAACCCCCGGCACAGGAGTAGCCACAGCCCTAGCAGTAGCAGTAGGCTCCGCAGGCGCACCAGTAGTCCTGAACGGTGCAGGCGGTACGCCAAGTTCAATCACACTGACAAACGCAACTGGCCTACCTGCTGCTGGCGTAACTGGCACTGCGGTTACACAAACTACGCTGAATAACGGTACGTTACCTGCTAGCTTTACTACGCTGAGTGCGACGGGAGCGGGAACGATTCAAGGATTGACTGTGGGCAAAGGCGCGGGGGCGGTTGATACAAATACGGTGGTTGGTGTAGGTGCTCTGGCGGCAAATCCTACCGGTGCTTATCAGACAATGATTGGGTATTTAGCAGGCGCTTCGCTTACCAGTGGAAATAATTTTAATACGTTCACTGGTGCGGCCACAGGCAAGGACGCTACAGGTAACGGTAACAGCCTGTTTGGTGCAACGGTGGGATACTCTCTTTCTACAGGTTCAGGTAATACCTTTCTTGGATTTGGCAGTGCTGCAGGAGCAGGCGCAGGATACTACGTCACCTCTGGATCGAATAACGTAATTGTAGGTGGGTTTGACGGAAATGCAGATGGGCTTGACATTAGAACGGCAGATGAGTATGTGGTTCTATCCGTTGGAGCAAAGCGGCAAATAACAGCAAAAGAAGGCTACTCCTTAGCACTTGATTCTGCTGTACCTGTTGTAGGCACCGGCATCACCTTCCCCGCAACTCAGAACGCATCGGCTAATGCGAATACGCTGGATGATTATGAAGAAGGGACTTGGACACCTGCAAATAGTAGCACCTCATATTCCGCCCAATCAGGATATTATATTAAGGTAGGTAGATTAGTAACTATTTGGGCAACATTTGGTATTACTACATTAGGTGGTGGTTCAGCTACCATAATTTCAGGTAATCCATTTACACCCGTTCAATCTGGAACAAATGCAGTGGGTTGTGTTCGTTATTTTTCAAATCTAGCAACAAGTGTTTTGGCACTATGTGCTTATTCCAACACAGGTAATACTTCAATATATTTTCAAGCAAATAACAGTTCTGGAACAACAACTACAAATTCAAATGTTGCCATTTTGGGAAGTGCCGCTTATGTTGAATTTACTATAACTTATCAATCTTAAAGGAAATAAAATGCCAAAACAACTCATCATTGACCAAATTGAAGTAACTCAAAACGGCACTATCCAAATCCGTATGCACAAACTCTCCAGCGATGGGGACATGATCGGAAACCATCGCACCAGCATCGAACCCGGTGGCGACATTGACGCACAAGTAGCTGCTGTGAATAACCACATGGCAGCGGAGAACTTTGCTCCAATCCCACAAGCTGACGTTGACCGCTTGAAATCCATAGCCGCAGCAGCGTGGACGCAAGAAGTGGTGGCGGCTTATCAGGCGGCACAGGCTGAACGTACGGTGCCGTGAAATACATCATCACTCCCCTCGTCGGCCTCCTGCTGGCCCTAGTCAGCCTGATCGTGGCTCCTGTCGGGATGGCCTTCGCAGTCTGGTTTGTGAAGTGGGACTCCGAGCCAACAGCAGGAAGCTACGCAGATGATCCGACTGTACCGAAGATCGTTCGTGGTGATCTACCGTGGTGGCTGAGTTGGTTCTCAACTCCAGATGAACGCTGCCCCTGCAACTCCTTTGAACCGGACATGATGGTGATGCTGGGGAAGTACGGCAAGACGTTCACCACGTACTGGAACCTCGGTATCAGAAATCAACTCATGGGACTTGCAGCAGCCTTGGGCAAAGAGACAACGGACTACATACCCGAAGGCAATGGCTTCTGGGAACGTGATGACATCTGGCGCTACAGCCTACCGATTGGCCCGATACGCATTGTTGCGGGATGGCAGGTTTACAGGCGTCTGGACGACTCCTTTCTTGCCGTGCCGGTTTTTACGCTGAAAAGCACTTAGGGAGAATCACCAATGGCCGAGGAAATGGAAATCCATCAACCTTTCACTGAACGCAGGGATCAAGATGCGATTATCTTTTTACTTCAGGTCGTGCATGACAAGATTGAAAGCATGGATGCGAAGTTAACCCAACATATTCACGATGAAACGCTAACGCTGGCAGCGGAAATAGCGCACCTGATGAACAAGAGTTTTCCCCAAGGCGACCCCGAAGGCCACCGGGCGTATCACGAAGCAAGCATCAAGAGGGCAGAGGCAAATGCTGAGTTCTGGAGCAAGATGCGCTTTGAAATCTCCAAGTGGGGGCTGATCGGTTTCCTTGGTTGGTTCATCGGCATGGTAGCCGTGTCCATCTGGAAGAACTACTTCGGGAAATGACATGAGCTTCCCCACCATCCTGCTGATCGTATTCTTGATTGTCTTCGGGATCGTAGGCGCGTGTATTTACTTCGGAGGTGATGATGTTTGAATCTATTTTCGGGGGGTTGCTTGGCGGCATCTTCCGGCTTGCTCCGGAAGTGTTGAAGTGGCTTGATCGTAAGGACGAACGCGCCCATGAGCTATCCATGCTCGACAAAGAGATGGCTTTTGCACAGATCAAAGCTGAACAAGCTATGCACACCGTTGACGCTCAGGTAGACATGAGCCAGTTCGACGCCATTGGTAAAGCGCTTGAAGGCCAAGAGAAGATGGCTACCGCAGCGGGTAAGTTTGTGGCTGGTATCTCTGCGCTGGTTCGTCCTGTCGTCACCTATTGGGTTGTGGGTCTTTGGACTTCGGTCAAGGTCGCAAGCATGGTGCTGGCATATCAAACAGGCGGCGGCTGGAAAGATATGCTAATCATGAATTGGGGTGAGTCGGATATGTCAATCCTGTCCATGATCTTGGTGTTCTGGTTTGTTGGTCGCTCGATTGATAAAAAATGAGCGTCACTCAGGAAGCCCTTGAGATAACTGCCGCCCTGTGCCGCACGTTTGAGGGGTTGTACCTAAAGCCATATCTCTGCCCTGCCGGTGTCCCGACTATCGGAATCGGCTCTACTTTGTACGAAGATGGAACACGCGTAACCCTGCAAGACCCGCCAATAACCGCAGAACGAGCAGAGTTCTTGCTACAACTGACACTGCGCCGAGACTACCTACCCGGTGTGGTCAAGGCTTCTCCGGGGTTGCTGAAGTCTGCCAGTAGGCTTGGCGCGATAGTGGATTTTGCCTACAATGCAGGTGTTCCTCGCTACCGGGCCAGCACCATGAGAAAACGCATCGACGCAGAAGATTGGGAAGGTGCCAAAGTTGAGTGCCTGCGCTGGAATAAGGGCGGTGGACGAGTTTTACCGGGGCTGACCAAGCGTTGCCAAGCCCGTGCAGCATTATTGGGATAAAAGACCATGCTCCAGCAACTTAAGATAGCCCCCGGTGTAAATCGTGAAGGGACGCGACTATCGGCAGAAGGAAAATGGTATGAGTCCGATAAAGTGCGCTTTCGTTCCGGCCTTCCCGAGCAAATAGGTGGTTGGGTTAAAGTATCTGACAACACCTACCTTGGCGTTTGCCGCTCCCTATTTTCATGGACTACGCTTAGTTCTATCACGTACATCGGGGTTGGGACAAACCTGAAGTTCTACGTTAGCCGGGACGGTACGTTCTACGACATTACTCCTATTCGCTCCACTGTAACCCTTGGCGCAGACCCATTCGCAACCGTAGATACGTCCACAACCGTTACGGTAACAGCCACAGGACACGGGGCCAATGTAGGAGACTTTGTCACTTTCAGCGGGTGCGAGGATGTTGCTGGACTTGGGCTGGACGGGGAGTACCAGATCACGCTTAGTACCAGCGCAAATTCATTCCAGATTCAAGCTGCCAGCGCAGCAAACGCAACGACCACAGGCGGCGGTGCGGCAGTCGTAGCGGTCTATCAAATCAATACCGGCCCAGCAACGCAAATGCCTGCTTACGGATGGGGCGCGGGGTGGTGGGGTCAGGGCACATGGAACAACTCCAACGAGTATCCGGGTGGTGAAATCCGACTCTGGTCGCAGAGCAACTACGGGGAAGATTTGATCTTTGGCCCCCGCTATGCAGCTATCTACTATTGGGATGCGAGTGCAGGTACGGGCACACGGGCTGTAGCAGTCAGTTCGATGGGGGGTGTCGTCACGTTCACAGTTGCTAACCCGACGCAGATGACGCTGACAAACCTAGTGTCTATTGGAACGTCCTTCACCCTGCAAACAACTGGAGCGCTGCCCACTGGACTGTCCGCCAGCACCACGTACTACATCGAGACTCTCACGGGGAATGTAGCCACCATCGTAACTACACCGGGCGGAACTGAGGTTGATGTTACAGGCGCGGGGTCTGGGGTCAACTCAATCGCTATCCTTCTGGACGTTCCGCTGTACCAGCACAATTTGATGGTGTCTGACGTTTCCCGGTTCACGCTGGCATTCGGCTGCAATGAGCTTGGCTCCACGGTGCTCGACCCCATGCTGATCCGCTGGTCAGATCAGGAAAACATATTGGATTGGTATCCGCAAGCTACAAATCAGGCTGGCTCCTTGCGCTTGTCCCACGGGTCTGAAATCTACTCTGCGCTGCAGGTGCGGCAAGAAATCTTGGTCTGGACAGACACCTCGCTGTACTCCCTTCAGTACCTTGGCGCTCCGCTTGTCTGGGGCGCTACGCTCATGGACGGTAATATCTCCTCGACGCACCCAAACAGCGTGGTGCTGGCATCCGGTGTTGTCTATTGGATGGGGATCAACAAGTTCTATATGTACGATGGCCGGGTGCAGACGCTCAACTGTGATCTGCGGCAGTATGTATTCAGTGACATAAATCTTGAGCAGGAGTATCAGGTTTTTGGCACGACCAACGAAGCCTTCAATGAGGTCTGGTGGTTCTATTGCTCTGCTGAATCCACTACGGTTGACCGCTACGTTGTGTACAACTACCTTGAGAAAATCTGGTACTACGGCACGATGGGCCGCACAGCTTGGCTTGACGCCGGCTTGGAGGACTCCCCCATTGCCGCAACGTACAACAACCAGCTTGTGTATCAGGAAACCGGCGTCGTTGACGGGGAGGGCGCGACAGATGCGGCAATTAACTCCTACATAGTATCAAGTCAGTTCGACATCGGGGACGGACACAATTTCGCATTCGTATGGCGTATGCTGCCTGACCTGACGTTCCGTGGCTCAGATGAAACTGTGACGCCGCAGGTGACGATGACACTGCTCCCATTGCAGAACTCCGGTTCAGGGTACACCGTTCCACCTTCGGTTGGCGGCAGCGCTTCGGCTCCGGTTGTCCGTATTGGCAGCTACGATGTGGATCAGTTCACAGGCCAGATCAATACCCGCATCCGTGCGCGGCAGATGTCCTTGAGGATCGAGAGCACTACGATAGGTACGCAGTGGCAACTTGGCTACCCCAGAATAGATTTGCGCCCTGATGGTCGCAGGGGGGGTTGATGCTTACCATCCTCACCTCTGTAACAAGCCCTGCTCCCCCAGCATTGCCGCTGGGTACAGTGGAGTACGAACGCCGGTATCAGGATCAGTTTGCCAATGTGCTGCGCCTGTATTTCAACCAGCTATCGAAGACGCTTGGTGTCATCATCACCAACCAGAACACGCTGCTACAACTGCCCCACGGGGCGTTCTATGACGCTACCTCCACGCAAACTGCTGCGGTAATAAACACGGCGTATCCTGTCAGGTTCGACACAACTACAGACTCCGAAGGGGTATCGGTCACAGGCACGCCAAAGACGAAGTTTGTCACGGACATCGAAGGCCACTACAACTTCCAGTTCTCCTTGCAGGTTGCCAAGACCTCCGCCAGCGCTGCGTATGCGTATGTGTGGGCGCGTGTTGATGGAGTGGATATTCCTGACTCAGCAACGAAACTCGTCGTGCAGGGCACAGCTGCAGAGGTTGTAGCCGCTTGGAACTTCGTGCTTCCAATGCAGCAGGGCAGCTACTTTGAACTCATGTGGGCGGCTAGTAATACCCATGTACAGCTTTCACTGGAAGCAGCAACAGCCTTCTGCCCCGCCATCCCTTCGGCTATCATGACCGTAACATTTGTATCGGGGTTGCGTTGATATGGGAATCATAAATAGCCTTCAAAACGCAGGGATGCAAGAAATCCAGATCGACCCGACGATCTTCAGCCAGACGCCGCAGCAGAAGGCCAACTACTATAGCGGGCTGCTTGGACAGGGGTACACCGACGCGGATATACGTGGCGCTTTTGGGGGAGTAGCGGAAGACAATGCCGATTGGAATTACCTGAGACAGCTGGCCGGGACTTCGGCTCCTGCAGCTACTCCTGCTCCCGTGACGCCTGTGACGCCTGTGACTCCGGTGGCTACCCAAGCTGCGGCCACAGTTGCGCCAACCTACTACACCAATGCGTACGCGTCCTTCGGGGGCAAAGAAGCAACGGATGCAATGGTTCAGCGCTTTAGAGACAGTGGTATAGATGAGGCCACGATTGCAGGGATATTGGCGCCCTATATGAAAACGCCTGCGCCAGTACAGGCTGCTGCGGCTCCTGTGACGCCTACGCCAGTACAGGCTGCTGCAACAAATCCCTACCTCCATACAACATTTCTCGCATCTAATACCGGCGAGACCATGAACTACGATGACCTCCTTGCACAAGTAAATTCTAGGTTGGGGGAGGGCAAGGACATGGCACTGGGGGCAAAGGCCGCTATTCAGTTAGGTATCCCCCAAGAGATATTCATGTCACTTCCGGGGGCCACTGCTGCAGATTGGGCAGCAGGGCAGAGCATGATCGATAGCGGCGCGTTTGCGGCTACACCAGAGGGCACAGGAGCGCAGGCTGCTGCGGTTGGAACCCCTACGTATAACGCACGCATTGCTGCTGGACTCGATGCCTATGGCTACCCCGCTGCGCAAGTGGCGATGATGCGCGCAAATGGGACTTATGTGGAACCGCCAACATCGGGTACGGGCACGTACGCCGTAACACCGACAGCTATACAGACTGCGGTGGATACCACGGGTAGGGGGTCTAGCGACGTAGTCTCCACGCTGCAGAACGCTGGGCTGCAGGATACGAGTCAAGCACCCGCAGACATATTCAACTCCCAGACTGGCCGGTGGGGGCAGTACGTTACCGAAGGATACGGGGATGCTGCGCAAGCTGTATTTGCTCCATCGGATGTGCAGCCAACTGGCGGGTATTCCTCAAGCGTAACTGGCGGAAGTGCAGTAGACCCTACTAGCTCCTTTCAATGGAACGAGGGCGTTGACCCGGCTGTTACCGCAAGGAATGCGGCTGCGGCAGATGCAGCAAAGATATGGGGTGTTGACGCTGATTTGTTTCATGCGCAGGTTGACCCGCTCATGGGGCAGTACAACTCATGGAATGACCCTAACGGGGACTTGGCTACCGGGGCGCAGCTTACGCTGGCTAACGGGCAGGTGTGGCGTCCAAGTGGGGCTAGTTCAGGGATAACGTATGATCCAACAACCGGCTATTACACGGTTTCTGGAGACCTATCCGCGCTATTAGGCCAGCCCGGTTCCGACCAGCACGCCACTGTTACCTACCATGAAGTTGACGGGAAGATGGTTCCCGTGGAAGCGCCAACTACGTATGAATGGCAGGGTCCGTATCACGGGCTGGGTGATCTGGCTAAGTTCGGTGCAGCGGCGGTAGCTGCCTATTTTGCCCCGCAGTTGGCAGCAGAATTAATGGGCGGCAGTGCAGCAGTTGGTGCAAGTGGTGCGGCGGAACTCGCTGGTGCGGGTCTAGCTACCCCCGGTATCGCAGGCACGGTTGCTTCCACGGCAGGGTCTGGCATTCTAAGCACCCTTGGTGCGCTGCCAACAACCATCGGCACACAGCTAGGACTCACCGGAACTGCCGCCAACATGGTTGGCTCTGGTGTTCTTAGCACCGTTACAAACCTTGCAAAAGGGCAGGACTTCTGGGATGCAGTCAAAGGCGGGGTTAAGAGCGGACTTACTGCCGGGGCCATCAACACACTAACCACATCTGCGATAGACGCTGTAAACGCCAGCGGGGTGCTTGCAAACACGGGCATAAGCGCAAAAGATGCTGTTAACGTGGCTATAGCTGGGCTGACCGGAAACACAGAAGGGCTTGTCACTGCGGGCCTAAGCATGGGTATTGATGGGCTATCCAAGCTCACTGGAATAACTTCGGTTGATCTTCCCGGCTGGCTCACAAAGGCCAATATAACAGGTGCCGCCAACCTAAAATACGGGCTTGAGTCCGGTGACTTATCTCAGGTACTCAGTGGCGCAAGTACCCTTTCCGGAAGTTCCGATTTAAACGTAGCAGCCAAGGCGTCTGCGCTTGTCGATGCAGTGGATTCAGGTAAATGGACGCGCATTGCAGCTGCTGCTGGCGGGCTTGATAAGGCACTTGGGGGTTCCGGTGCACCTACGGTTAAGGCACCTAGCGTCACGCAGACGCTAACAAACGCAGGGCTGCAGGACACCACAGGGACGCAGTCTCTTGCAGAAGTGGTGTCTGGAGCAACCACAACTCCTGTGACACAGGGTTCTGCAACAGGGACAGCCCTTGGTACTATGGCGGCTGTCGATGATACTGAGTTTGGGAACCTGCAAGGCGCTATTGACGCCAATGCTGCAGCAGATGCTGCAGCAAATAAGTATGATTTCTACACAAACTTTGGCGAGGCATTCAACGCTGCTAGAGGGGACCTCGGTGCCGGCAAGACGTTCACTTGGACTAACCCAGTAACTGGGGTAAAAGACACATTTACTACGGACTTGACTGCGGCTACAGTACCTAGCACAGCCGGTGCAGGGCGCGGCGTAACTGGTGGGGCAACTGCTACAGAGTTAGCCAACAATGCTTCCAACTCTGTTGGCGCAGGCAGAGGGACATACGCAGGCTATGACGCGGCAGCAGATGCTACAAGTAAGGGGGCCGCAACAGAGAGCACTGGTTTCTTTGGCAGGATGGCCGACTTCATCTCAAATCAAATGAAGCTGAGTAGCGCGGAGGCTGAAGCCTACCTGAAGAACAACCCGAACAGCCCAATTACCAGCAGCGTCAGCACGGCGCTGGAAGCTGCGGGAAACCTACAGAAGAATGTTGCTGGCGGAACGGCGCTGCTATTTAACAACAAGCCTTTGGCAGACGCTTTTGTGAAGAGTGGCAATGACATGACCGCGCTGGGGCAGAGCGTCGGTAGCGGTGTCGTAGATACCAAGAACTGGAACGACACAATGACGCTGCTTGAAAAAGCACCGGGCTGGGAAAAACTAGGGGTGATAGCGGGTAGGATTATGGACGGCACCAGTGGGCTAGGGCGGCAGGTTGAGGTGGAGTTGCGGCAAGAGCTACCCGGGCTATTCCTTGGTGGCGGAAGTGTCAAGGGTATTTTGATTGCAACTGGTGCAATGGATACCACAGAGACAACGGGCAATGCCGCACTAGACGCGTACGACGATGCTGTAAAAAAAGGGGCAACTCACGAAGATGCGTTGTCCTCTGCTAGAAAGGCAGGCGCTGCCGCAGGCGCTGCAGAAGCTGCGGTTCAGCTAACGCTAGGCAAGGTTGCAGACGTTGTTGCAGGGAAGATTGGTAACGTAGCCGGCAAGGCCAGCGCTAAGGTAATTGGTGAGGGGTTCGTTGAGGGCGGTCAAGAGGGGGGCTCCTCCCTTGCGGTAGACGCAATTCTAGGCAACAGCCTAAATATAAATAAGGCACTGACACAGGCTGTTGCTGGGGCCGCTGTGGGCTCAGGCACGTCTACTACAACCTCGCCGACGGACATTGCGCAGACGGAAACTACCGTCGGCAACGGGGACACAATAGCTACGCTGCAGAATGCGGGGCTTGCTGAAGACGCTGCAGCAAGAACCCTAAGTGATATTACGGGGGCTACAAAAACCAGCATTGCATCGGGGGGCACAGGCGCCCAAACCACTGGTAGCGCTACGGTCGATGTGGACACCGCACAACAAATGGTGTCTGACCTCGGGCTAACAGGAATGTCTAACGAAGACGCAGTGAGTCTTGCATCCAAGATAGAGGGCGCTAATAGGGCGGACACAGCTACCGAAACAGATGCCACTGCAGCCATTAACACTGCTGTTGATACAGCGGTAAGTTCTGGAGCGGACGTATCCACTGCAGTGGCATCTGTTGTAACCACTGAGTCCGCAAACACCGTTGCTTCTGCGATAGCCACCGCCACACAGGCAGGGGCTGATGTAAATGCAGCAGCTTCCACCGCAATCAGCAATTCTGTAGACACTGCAGCCGCAGCTGCAACGCAAGCGGGAACTAGTACTTCCGCTGCTGTAACAACCGCTGTAGAAGCTGCTGTAACGAATGCGGTAAGTGCCGGGGTGGACACGAGTATGGCGATAAATGCGGCTGTCGCTGCGGCTGTAAATGCAGGCGTGGATGTTAATGTGGCAACAAACGCGGCAACAAACGCGGCAACAAACGCAAACGCGGTAACAAACGTAAACCCTAACGTAAACCCTAACGTAAACCCTAACGTAAACCCCAACGTAAACCCCAACGTAAACCCTAACGTAAACCCTAACGTAAACCCTAACGTAAACCCTAACGTAAACCCCAACGTAAACCCTAACGTAAACCCTAACGTAAACCCCAACGTAAACCCTAACGTAAACCCCAACGTAAACCCTAACGTAAACCCCAACGTAAACCCTAACGTAAACCCTAACGTAAACCCTAACGTAAACCCTAACGTAAACCCTAACGTAAACCCTAACGTAAACCCTAACGTAAACCCTAACGTAAACCCTAACGTAAACCCTAACGTAA